AATAAGTCACAAGAAGAAATAGCTGAGTATGATGAAGGTGTAAATTCTAAATATGCTAAACATATTATCAAAGCTATGTATAATGAAATGCAACAAGCTACTAAAGGTCAGGAACAAGAACCTCAACATAGGACACTTAGAGGTAGACCTTCATCTAGCAATGAGCAAGGAGGTACTGTAGGTTTTAAATCTCAGGCTGAAATGATGAGAGCTATGCAAGACCCATCATATGGTGTTGATGAGAAGTATACACAACTAGTTAGAAAGAAAGTAATGATGATGTAATTAGGTTGATTACATTAAGAGAAGTCAAGTAAGAAAACATAAGCGACACCGTGTCGTTTGTGATTGTACAGTATTATAGAGAAAAACAATTTAAGGAGAATAAATGGCAACATATGGAGTTAGCCCAGTAAATGAATTAGGTCAATCAAATACAGAGGTATTGGCACAGGAAAGAGTATATTCAGGTGAGGTTTTATCAGCATTTTATGCTACAAATATTTTAGAGAAGTTCGTAACTAAGAAGACTTTATCACATGGTCTATCTATGTCATTCCCTATTACAAATGTAGGTAAGGATGAAGATGTTAAGACTCATATAGCTGGTACAGAGATTGATATCAATAGTACAAATGCTGGTGAGAGAATTATCTCATTAAGAGATTTAGAGTATGATTCAAGATTTATTGATAATAAACAGAAAAAAGTGTTACATTGGGATATTACAAGTCCAGCTACTAAGAACTTAGGGCAATCACTAGCTCAGAAAATGGATAAACAGTTAGCTACTTTATTAAAGAAAGCTGTTAAAACAGAAGGTGTAGCTGGTCAGCCTGATGGTTCTTGGATTTATGATGCTGACATTACAGATACAGCTTTAACAGCTGAGGAAAGAGGTAATGCACATATTAATGCTATTTTTAGAGCGAATGCTACTATGGACACAAATAATGTACCTTCTGATGGTAGAGTATATATTACAGACCCTATGAAATGGTATGATATTTCACAAGGTACTAAAGTGAGAAGTAGAGACTTTACTACTAAAAATGGAGGTATTGATGTATTTAGTACAGAAGTAATCTATATTGGTAACACAATGGTTCTTAAGTCTAACAATTTAGATTTAAGTGAAGACTTCATAGGTTATATGTTTACAAAAGAAGCTGTTGGTTTAGTTACTTTTATCTCTATCATTACAGAGAGTAATTATATTCCTACTAGATTTGGTAACTTAATTACTGCTAGATATTGCTATGGAGCAGATGTTCTAAATGGTGGATGTGTAGTAGGTATTAGAGATGCTAATACAGTGTTGTCATAACAGACTTAGAGGGTAGGCTATTCAGCTTATCCTCACTTTTTATTTTAAGGAGACTATATGAAGAAGAAATTGGAAGCAGTTAATATACTACTTAATGTTATAGGTGAGCCTCCTCTTATAAATGAAGCAGATTATAAATATAGTTATGAAGCTGAACAAGCTGATAAACAGGTAGATTTAACTAAGAGAAAATTATTGTCAGAAGGTTTTAAGTTTAATAGACTGACTGTTACATTAAGTCCTGATATTAATGGCTACATATCTAAACCTCCTAATGCTTTAGTAATAGAGTTTGTAGATAGTAAGTATACATTAAATGACTCTATTGTTTTCGATAGAGAAAATTTCACTACTAAAATTGAAGAGCCGATACAGGCAACTATAATCTATGATGAAGACTTTGACTATATTCCTAATGTATTACAAGAATATATTATAGCTCAGGCTTCTATAATTTATCAAAGAGATATGATTAATGACCCTAGTACAGACTCTATGTTAGAAAGAGAACTACTAAAAGCTACAAGAGATAAGAATATATGGGTAATCAATCAGACTAAAGCTAATGGTAAAAGTAGTTTATTTAGTAGAAACACTAACCCTGTAGGAGTTTAATTATGGGATTGATTCAGAAAAGTGTATCAAATTTGTATTTAGGTGTATCACAGCAAGAACCATCTAACAGATTAGAGGGACAAGTAGAAGAGAGTGTTAATATGATACATTCTGTAGATAAAGGTGTATCAAGAAGAAACCCTACACAGTTAGTAGGTACAGTAGCTATACAAGAAGATAACACCTTTATTCATTCCTATGAGAGAGGTGATGGAGATGAAGCTTATATTATATCTATAGGTAAACAAGGAGTTCAAGTATTTGACACAGAAGGTGTTGAGAGACAAGTTAATTATGAAAATGGCACTTTAAATTACTTAGATGTGGGTAACAGTACACCTAATACTAGTTTTAAAGCTTTAACAGTAGGTGATACAACTTTTATAATAAATAATACTAAAGTGTGTACATTATCAGAGATTAGAGATGGAGTACTTAATGCACATAAGCTTCACCCATTTTACTGGGTAAAAAGGACATTTGATAATGGTTCTAATCAGGGATATAGGTATGAAGTGAAAGTAAATGGTACTAAGTATACAGCAACAGGTACAAATTCTTTAGATATCTCAGCTGATATAGCTTCTAAGCTTGGAGGCTCATGGAATCAGTATGGCTCAATAGTTATAGGAGATACAACTGTAACAAGTTTTACAGGTAGTGATTCATATGGGGGTCAAGCATCTTTAGCATGTTGGGGAAGTGTGCAAGATATTAAAGACTTACCTACTATTATGTCAGGAGCAGAACAAGGTAGAAATATTATAGTGGAAGTAACAGGAGACCCTAATAACAATTATACTAATTATTGGGAGAAGTATGAAAATGGTAACTGGATAGAAACAGTTAAGCCTAATCTTAGAAACACTATAGATAATGGTAGTATGCCTATAAAATTGATATCAGAAGCTGATGGTACATTCACTTTAAAACTTATTGAGTATGATAAGAGAAAGAAAGGCGATTTATTTTCAGCACCTGAGCCTTCATTTATAGGTAGGAAGATAAAGGATATTTTCTTCTTTAAGAATAGATTGTGTTTCATAGCTGGGGAGAATGTGATAATGAGTGAAACAGGTAGTTATTATAATTTCTTTCCTACAACTGTAACAGATGTCTTAGAAAGTGACCCTATAGATGTAGCTGTGGATTCTAATAGTGTAGCTTTATTAAATCATGCTGTACCTTTTGATGATAAAGTTATATTATCTAGTACAGACGGACAATTTAGTTTACAGAGTGACAGAGTGTTATCCCCTACTGATGTATCAATATCATCTACTACTTCATATAATTCATTAAGGAAAGTGAGTCCTATTAATATAGGAGATGTAATGTACTTCTTAAGTGAAAGTACAAAAGGTATAGCACTTAGAGAGTTTTATGTAAGAGATAATACTGATAGTGCTACAGCTATAGACCTTAGTGGACATGTTAGTTCTTATGTTCCTCAAAATATTATAAATATGCAAGGTAATACAAATCAGAATATAATATTTATTATGAGTGAGGATACACCTGATACTATATATATATACAAGTTCTATAATGATGCACAAGAGAGGATACAGACAGCATGGAGTAAATGGATTTTTAAAGGTGTAATTCATAATTTTACTATATTAAGTAATTATTTATACATACTTATAGATAGAGGACAAGGTATACAATTAGAGAGACTTGACTATTCTAATAAAAAGGCTACATCTTATTTAGATGATGGTAGCATAGTGTATGACTCATATATCAAATTGTCTACTTTGTATCTAAGAGATGGTAGTGATAGTTTAATACAGAATGCAAGAAGTCCTTTAATGTACAAAACTATTCAGTTAGAAAGTACAGATGATAGTAAATATAAAATAGATATATACAATAAGATACAAAATAAAGACAATAAAAAGATTCTACATAGACAGGTTGCTAATTATGGAGTTAAAGATAATAAGTGGACTGTAAGAGGTAAGAATGAGAATGTAGATATGGAAATACATAGTGTAGAAGGTGAACCTTTAGAGTTTCATACTTATACAATAGAAGCCAACTATAATAGTAGAGCTCAAATATTATAAGGAGAAGTAGATATGATAGCAGATAAGGTATTTAATATAATAGAAGGTGATAGTAGACTGTTTCCTTCTGATATACCTATAAAAGGAAAACTATATCTTAGAGTATTTAAAGATACACAAGGTCAAGGAGATTGGGATATAGTAGATGAATCTGAATATATTGTAGCTAATGATACAGTAGTTTTCTCAGTAGAACCAAAAGGTAAGTATTTAGTTATACAAGTTTCTACTACACCTAGTGAATTAACACAGACACCTACTGAAAATACTATGATTTTAGCTATACAAGATGAGATAGTAAGCACAGCCTTAATAGCTGGTAGCATAGTAGTAGTAG